ATGGATGGAATTCGGAGCGAGGTGTGGAGCGCATGGGTTCCCCGGTTCATTGCCCAACGCTACGGCGCGGGCGGGCTCGGTTCCACCCGGGAACGATACGACACGGCCTGGCGGAATCTTTCCGCCTACCTCCAGGCCGAGGAGATCGCTGTCCCCCGCCAGCTCGGCCGGCAACAGGTAAGAGATTACGTGGCCTGGAGAAAAGTAGCGAGAGCCGAACTGGGCGTTCACAAAGCCGCAAAAAATACCGCACTGCTCGAAATAAAGCTCCTCGGTACGATCCTGGACGAGGCAGTCGAGAGCGGCTTTTGCACCGCGAATCCGTGCCGCAAGCTCGGGATCAAGCGCGACAAGGCGAAGGCGAAGCCGAAAATCGAGATCGCGGAACACCGCCTGATTACGCGCTCCCTGAAGCGCGAACCCGAATGGATGCGCGTTTCTTACAAGATCGCCTGGGAGCAAGGCTGCCGGTTTAGCGAGACCTGCCTGCCGCTCGACGATGTAGATCTGGCCCGCAACGTCATCGGCTTTCGCACGAAAGGTGAGAAAGAAACGATAGCGGAATTTCCGCTGAGCCCGCGGTTGCGCCACCTGATCCGCCGGCTGATGCGCGAGGGGAAAAAACGAACATTCGAGATGCCAGAGTGGCCGGCGAAGAAGTGGTTCTACTTCTTTCGCAAGATCGAGCTGCCGCACCTGTGTTTTCATTCTACGCGCGTCTCCTTTGTAACTCGGTGCTATGAGGCCGGGATTCCACGGGAGCATGTGATGCGGCTAGCAGGGCACTCTTCGCCTTTGGCGCATGAAATTTATCCGCGAGTGAGTTCGACCGGGGAACTTCTCCAGCAGCTTCGCCGCCTGGTTTCGTAATAGGGCCAATAGGACTGATAGGACGAATGGAAGCGAGGCTGTGCTCGTGGCGGTCCTGACGGGCGGCGAGGATGCGGCGAAAATCGGTGTAGAAGATTTTACCGCGCTCCAGGGGGAGAAGCATGGCCTTGAGAGTGCCGCGATCGTAACTGGTGAGCAAGGCTAATTCGGTGAGGTTAAGAGCCTCGTCGTGTCTCATTTTTGCGCGCACTTTGGACAGGCGGCTGCTCATGATTTTTCGTCCGCAGATTTCGCCGATTCGCGCAGAGTTTTTGTGACGATAAACGAACCGTCGTCGTATTCGTAGGCGAAGGTGAACCCCAGCTTTTTGTAGAACTGCGCGCCCGAGTAATTATCGGCGGCCAGGGACAACCCGAGCGTTTCGCAACCGAGCGAACGCGAAAGCTCGATAGCTTCTTGAACTAGCTCGCGGCCAACGCCCTGCATCCTGAAGCCGCGGTGAACAAAAAGCATCCGAATGCACGCTGATCTTCGAGGCTCAATTTTACGCGCATGACCTGCCTGAAAGGTCAGCAGCTCTACGCTCCCGATAACAGCCCGACCACTGTCAAGGTCATCGCCAAAGGCACATAAGAGCGTTGTGCGCTGTCCGTCTACTTCTTGATCGAGACGCGCGATCTTCATCTGAGTAACCAGCGGAGAAGCGTTTCGACCAGGACAACGACGGCGGGCGAGATAAGGGCCGGCCGCCAGCAATCGGTGCAGAGAAAGCAACGCGGCTTCGGAAAGCCGCAGTTGATGCAGTGCTTCATTTGCGGGCCCTCGACAGTTCGCTGCGCTTTATGCGGACGATCCTAGCGGGACCGGTGCGGAGTTTGCCGCACGGAGCTTTGGCGCCGTACTCTCCCGGTTCGATCACGATCCAGTCTGTGCCGGCGATCGAGAGGATGGTGAATTGCGCCGGCTTCCGAAGGCGAAGAAGGATGGCGCGGGGGACCGCGCGGGGCACGAAAGCTTTAACGGGACGGCCAGCTTCAACTTGATATATGGCCTTGGTAGCTTGCGGAACGGGAACCAGCCGCCAGGGTCTTCGCCAAAGCTGCACGTTCAACGCGAGAACCACGAGTTTTTGCCGGCGGATGGAGCGGCGAAGCTGACGATGGCGGATCTCGCAGAAACGCGCGGCCATTCGCAGGCCCCCGTATTGCCGATGGACTTCGTAGAGATGGCCGGACTTCGCGAGGGTGCTCACAGTTTCTCCTTCGCGATCGCTGCTTGGTCCGAGCCGGACTGGCGGTTTTCCTCGATGATTTCGCGCTCGAGCTGGGCGCGGAGGATCTGGCCGCGGGTGAAGAGTTCACCGTCGTGGAGGCCGATCTTATAGAGTTGCTGGCCGCGAGCGCTGGCGCGCTCTGCCTCGGCGATGGCAAGGCAAAGCGATACGGCCAATGCGACCAATAGGACGGATTGCAACGCGAACATGACGAGGAGAAGCGGGCGCGTTTTCATTCGTTAGACTCCGCCTTCGCGGACTGCGGCGTGACCGAGACCGGTGAGACACATTTTCAATTCGTCGATGCGCGATTGGAGGCGATCGATCTCAGCAAGGGCGAGGTCGTAATGGTGCTGAGAGAGGCGATCGGAAAAGGATGAAGGATAAGGGATAAAGGATGAAGGCGCGGGAACAGGGAACGGTAGTTCGATAGCCGGCCCGACGACGGCGCGCGGCGAGAACGGCGCGGTTTCGAATTCGTTGGTGGAGGGAACATCGTGAGAAGAAATCCTCATTGGTCGCGCCCTTCGGTTCGATCTGCGACGTAGCGGATAACGTCGCCGACTGTGGCCCACTTCTCGTAGGTTTCCGCGGGGATGTCGGGATCGAGAGTAAATTTTTCTTCGAGGGTCATGGAAAGCTCCACACGGTCGAGGGAATCGACGCCGAGAGAGGCGAGCGCAATATCATCGGCGTAAATCTGTTTCAGCATCTGATCGCCAGGGGGCATGGCGTCGCAGAGTTGCCAGGCGATCACGCGGCGGATTTCTTCGGGCGCGGCGTTCACGCGGCGGCCTCCTGGAGCTTCGGGGCACTCCGGCGAGGGCCGGAGCCGTTCATTTTGAGGATGACGGACTCGGGAAGTTTCACGCCCTGGCGCCGGAGATAGCCGATCCAAAGATTCTCGGTGAGCTCGGAGACGTTGCGGCGACCTTTTCGCTTGTTGCCGGTGACGAAGGTCTTGACGGCGGTGGCGAGATCTCCATCCACGGAGAGGTTGCACGGCACTTTCGCGGCGTCCTTAGCTTCGCTCATCATTACCCGTGATTTTTATGCGCTTATGCGCATGCGCGCAAGACAGAATTTCGTGGAAAGCGATTTTTGTTTACTTTCCCTTGCGTATATGCGCATAATGCCCCTCCAAATGAGCGCGAAAGTGCCGTTCAATCTGAGCGTAGATGCCGAGCTGAAACGGCAAATGAAGGTTCACTGTGCTGGGACCGATAAGGACGTGTCCGAGGTGACAGAACAGCTCTACGCAGATTTTCTGCGCTCACGGGGTGTCCGGGTCGAGGAATTGCCAGACGGCGGATACCGGATAACGAAGAAGGCCGCGCCCAAGAGCAGCGCGGCCTGAATCAACGGTAAAATACGCTATCTCTACACGGGGCGAAGATGAGGCTCCGTGCCGCCACGCAGACGGTTCACTTCGTTTTCGAGGTAATCGATCACGGTGACGAAGGCTTCGCCGACAGCGGCATTCGGCGCGTTTGCCGCGACCGCTTCCAGGTGTTTCTTTGCTCCCTCGGCACGGCGCAATTCTTCGCGCTGCGCTCGAGCACCCTCAATTAAGGCGAGCGGTTCGGCTGGCCACTGGAATTGCGGCGCCATGAGCTCGTAAACGCGCTGCAACAATGGCAGCGGAAAAACGCGAATCATGCCGAGCTGTGGCTGGATCGTGGTGAGATACGAGAGCTGCATAGCCTCGGCGACGCGACCCACCTTGTCGCCGAAACGCGTCAGGTCGTCGATATGCCAGGGATGCGGGATCCTGCGCAGGAACCCGGGCACGGTGACGTGTTCCACGGTTTCGCCAGCGGCGGTAAGCTGGTCGAAGTCATTAATGTCGATGCCGGCCGAGGGATTCACCGCCCCACGGCCGCGCGTGATTGGTCTTGTATTTTTTCTCATGCCTCGATGCTGGCACAAGGGGTGGGACATCCGTTGTCCTATGGACGAAGAAAGTGGCGAGTGACAAGTGAGGAGTGACGAGTTTAAGATCGCGGCCATGAAAAAAATCCTTCTCCTCATCGCCCTGTGCGGCTCCCTCAGCCTACCGGCTGTCGCCGGCGGGAATTTCTTTTCTTACGTGGTTAAGCCGGGCGACCCGGCACTCCGCATCGCGGTGCAAAATAAGCGCGCCATCAGGCTCCTCACGCTCGCAGCCGAGGGGCCACAAGATTGCGCGCAAATCCAAGGCCAGTTCTCGTGCACTACTCCGGTGATCAAAGCGCAGATCGCGGGGCAACCCGCAGCAGTCACTATCGTTCAAGGAACTTCGTTACCAGTCGGACAGGATTTTTACGTCGCCGGGCCCGCCTACTTGACGGTGACAACGAACGCGACGCAGACTTTATTTCTGACGGTATTTCAGGAGTCGAATTAAGCGACAATCGAAATGCTGCCGCTATGGATTCTGGTGGGGCTGGTGTTTTTTGCCGGGCTAAGCCTGGAGCAAAAGCTGGCGCGGGCGAACCGGATCGCGCGGGCGACGCATGATCTGATTAAGGAAATGCTGGCTGAGCAACTGAAGGCGAATGATTGGCTGGAGAAGATCGCGGCGCGGACGGGAAGAATTGCACCCCCGCCGGTGCCGGCGGAAACAAAGAAGAATGCAGGCGACACGCCTGCCGCTACAGGGGCGGAAGTCTACAGGCTCTAGGCAGGCGTGGCGCGGATGAGCTCGAAGGTGACGCCATTCACTACGGCGGGCACATCGGGCCAGAGTTCATATTTCAGACTGGGGGCATCTACCCCGCCGGTGCGTGGGTTGCCGTTAAGGCCGAGAGCGACGGCCGCCGCGATGGAAAGTTCGCCGATCTTTGCCAGCGGCCCCATGTCGCCTACGACACAGTCGACGGCGCGGCCGTTGCGCAGGTTCGTTACGCGAGCCTTGCAGCCTAGCACGACGCCTTTAGCGCGGTTCCGGATGTAGTTCTCGACGACGATAAACGGGATGCTTTCGGAATCGAGATAACGCCGGGGATTATCGCGCGAAAAATCCGGCCACTGATAGGAGGTTGTGGAGACGAAGAAGCCAGGCGCAGGATCGCCTTGCTGCTGGATAAAGGGTTTGCCGTTACGATCGGTGGAGATACCCCACCAGTTACCGGGATGCCCTGCATTTGCGAGATCGTCGAGGCCTTTGCGGCTCTCCGGATTATAAGCGTGATAGGCGCCATCAGCGTCGATATCGCCATCAGCGGTGAACTCGACGCGTTTGGTGGGGAAGTATTGATACACTTCGCAATCCCAGCCCTCCGAATTCAGGAGACAGAGAAGGCGCTCGCTGGTTTCGCCGGGCTGGCGATGAGAGGGTTTCATGGCAGATGATTCTGAAAAAAGTCGAGCAGACGTTTTGCTCAGTCTGCCAGTGAGCGATTTACCGAAATTATGCCTGAGCGGCGGGGGTGTTCGCAGCCACTGCTGCCGCCAACGCATCGGCGGAAGATTTCAGGCTGGAACGAAGGGCTTCAAGTTTCGCTGGATCGGTGCCGGCAGCGGCAAGCTGGTCGTGGAGGCCCTGGATAAGGGTCATGGCGGAGGCTTCGACCGCAGTCTGAGCCGCCACCTGTTCTTCGAGTTCTTTCATGCGAGTTATGATTTCTTTAGCTGTTCGTCTTATGAGGAAGTAGGTGAGCGCGAACAGACCCACCATGAAAACGGCAAGAACGACGTTGGACACGAGCGAAAGGAGGCGAAGGGTTTCAGGGGCCTTTGTCTGCAGCTACGTGGTCGCTGAGAGTTGCGAGGGCGGCCATCTTGGTGGCGAGAGGGACGGCCGGCTTTCCCTTGAGGAGTAACATCAGGCGATCGAGGTAGGGCTGGCCTTTGCTATCGATGAAAGGTTTCAGCGCCGCCTTGGCGTCGGCTACGCTGGCGGTGACGGTGGAGTAGGCGTGCAGACCTTTCTCCAGGGTATAGAGCCAGCCAGTGTCGCCGTTCTTATAGTCCTTGTAATCGGTGAGGATCTCGACAGCGGTCTGGCGAAAATCTTCGCCCACCACGGCGACCGGAGCGGCGGTGGCAGCGGGGCTATTCGCCGGATCGTTGTTATTAGATTGGCGGATGCCTTCGAGGAAGGAGCAGCCAGCGAAGAGAGTGACGAGTGACAAGTGACAAGTGACGAGAAGGAGCTTTTTTTTCATTTGCTTATCGGTTGTCAGGCGGGGTCGCCTGTTTGGTGAGGTCCACAAGATTCTGGGCGCCCTCTTTGACTGGCGCGCCGCTCATGTCCTGCTGTTTCCAGCCGCCGGTAACGGCTTTGTCTTTCTGGCGAATGCCGTTGTAGGCGAAGAGAATGAGAGTCGCGATGCCGGCTAGCTTTGCCACCCACGGCTTGTATTCGGGCGGGATGACCATTGCGATGGCACCCTGATCGTAGGAGACAGAGGAGAGCCAGGTAAGCGCGGCCATGAGAGTGCCGCCGATCATGCTGGCGGTGGTTTTCCAGTTCGCGCCGAAGATTTTGGCCAGCATGGTAACTGGTGGGCGATGTCAAATCGCGTAAAAGCGCAAAGGCGCTCACGCGACTTTCGGGGACCGCGTGATTGCGCCAGCAATTTTTACGCGGTTACTTTTCGGGCTGGCCGGGGGCGCCGCGGCCGTGCTCGCGGAAGAAGACTTCCTTATTGCTCTCGCCGCGAGCGCGCTGATCCCACATGGTCCTGTGCTGGTCCCACCATACTTTCCAATCGTAGGTGGCGATAATCTGCCGATTTTTTTCGACGGTGAGTTTCATTTCGGCTACGTCTTTCCTAGCATCGCTCAGGTCACGGAGGACGCCCGCGATGGTGTAGGTGCCGACGATGACAAACAAACCGACAGCGGAAAGCGCGGCCCAGATAAATTTAAGCCGTTCCATGCCGAGCGCATTTGGGAAGTAAATGGGCTGCTGATTGATTTCCGCGATGCGGCGAAACTGTTCTTCACGAGCCTTGTCCATTTTTAATCTCGGCCAGCCGGGCGGGGGCGGTGTTCCTGAGGTGAGAACCGGTCACGGCATCGATGAAGCGCGCTTTCTGGATGATGCCATGGATGGAATCGATCTTATCCAGCAAGCCGCGCTTCGAGAGCACCCCTTTAGCGCCGTGGACCCAGCAGCGATCTGCCAGCTCGGGATTATTCTCGACCAGAGCAGAGACGATAACCACCGGGGGCTTCAGTTCTTCGATCGCTTCGAGCACTTCGTCTATGGTGGAACCCTCGAGCATGATATCGCAGACGGTAAGGTCCGCACAAAACTCCAAAGAGGCGCGTTTACCTTCCGCGAGGGTGGACGCGATTTTGCAATCTACGAATTCCATCCGCTCGGAAAGCAGCCGGCAAAGCGCGGCCGCGACTTCCGGCTCGTCTTCGATGAGAAGAATTTTCATGCCTCGGGGCTATTAGGTGGCGCGGTCATGTTTATGGAATCCGTGTCATGGAGAACTCGGGCGTGTAATTGGCCGCGCCCTGGACATCGAGATTCCCGCCGCTGTCCTGCCTGGCTTGCAAGGTGACGTAATCGTTCACCGCCAGGGTATAATCGCGCGAGATATGAATAATGGTGCTATAGCCGGAGAGCGCCAGGCGATCGTCCATCGCGATGAAGCCAGAGCCGGCCGCGCTGTTGAGGCTGATGCCGATGTGGCGGACGCCGGTGGCTATGGCGAAAGCGACATTGCCTTCGATGTGATAGCGCCCGGCCACGGTGCAAGTGAGCCGGCCGGTATTAGACGAAGTGCTGTGGATGGCGTCGGTGTCGTCGCGCTCGCTATCGAACGTCAGGATAGCCCAGGTAGAATCGGTAAGCGTCTCGTTTGCGGAATTATAAACGCTCGCGGCAACGGCGGTGGAACCTTTGAGGCTGGTAATGTTCGGCTGCGCGGCGGAGGCGAGCGTGATGGCCTGCGAGCTCGCCCACGCTGGCGTGCCGGCGATCGTGCCGCTGAGAGTGGGCCCGCTATACGTGCCACCGGTGATTGTCTTGCCGGTAAATGTAAGAGACGGAGGCAGCGACGCGGTGGGGTTTCCCGAGACGCCATCACCGTTCGTGAGTGTGATCTCGTTCGCTGTGCCGGCAATGTTGCGCTGGGCCCAGGCCCCAGAGCCTGTGCGCGCAGCCAGGCCGGTGCTGGAAAAGGCGGCGACGGCGTCCAAGTCTGCATCCCACGCCTGAACGTCGGTGCCGATGGTGAGCGACAAGTCTGTTTTTAACTGCGCGGCGCTACGCGAGCTGACGGTGTTATCGGCGTTGTAACGGGGGAAGGTTATTGCGCCTGGGTTCGCCAACGTAAATAGATTCGCGCCGATCGTGGTAGCGCCGAGCGCCGTGCGCTGTGCCGAAGCTGATTGCGCGGTGACGGTGTTATCCGCGTTGAGCTGGAGAAACGTGATCGCTGCGGGATTAGCCAGGTTGAGCAGGTTGCGTCCCACGGTGGTAGAGTTCGTGATGTTCGCCGCAGTAAGAGCGGTGAGGGCGCTGCCGTTCACCGCGCCGAAGGTGCCTCCGTTGACGCTCGAGCCGCTAAGAGTGCCGGAGATATCGGTGAAGGCAGGCTGCGATTTTGTGAACGCGCCGGTCGTGGAGTTGTAAGCGGTGAAAAAATTTGAAGCGGTCGCCGTGGTGTTCGCTGGCGTGACTATCGCGGCGATGTTGCCGGCGTTTTTCTGGATGCCGGCTAACACGCTGTCGCCGGAAGTGATCGTGCCCGCGCCGGCCACGTAACCAGTGAGCGGCGCCGAGATGGCGCGCGCGTTCGTGTAGTAAAGATTTCCGGATTCCGGAACTGCGGCTGTGTTCAGCGACTGGAAAGTTTTATCTCCCCGCCAATACTGCGAACTGGTCCCGGCGGCGATCGCTGGCTCCGCGTCGGTGATGCCGTAACCGCTCAGAGTGGTCGGCTTGCTGGTAAGGCTGGCAAAAGTATGGGTGTGCGCGAGCAGTGACCAGCGGGCGTCGCCCAGAGCATTAAAATCGGTGATACCGTAGCCCGCGATCGTGGTCGGCTTGCTGGTCAGCGATGCAAAGGTGTGGGTGTGCCCGAGCAGTGACCAGCGGTCGTCGCCTAACGAGTTGAAATCGGTGATACCGTAGCCCCCGATCGTGTTCGGCTTTCCGGAGAGCGAAGCGAAGGCGCCGTCGAAGCTGGAGGTGCCTGCGCTAATGTAAGTGCGAAAAGCGGGGGCGTCGATAACGGCAAGAGCGTTACGGCCGAACGCGGTAGTGGTAACGGCAGCGATGGCAGTAAGATCGGAATCGAGCGGCTGCTTGCCAGCCAGGGCGCTATCGACGGCGACACAGTTCGCGCCGTTAACGTCGCACACTTTGAGCTTGCCGGATTTGAAGTCAAAATCGGTGGTATTAACAATGGAACCATCGGCGTTGACGTAGACGGCCTGTGGCGCGGCAAGCGCCGTAAAAGCTCCAAATCCTAAGCTCCAAGCTCCAAGAAAAAATAGACAGAGAGATTTAATCTGGAAGCCAGGAAGGGAGCGGAAGCTGATTTTCTTTTTCATGGATTCGTGTCGTTCTAATTTAAATCCCACCTACGCGAACGAGGTTGACGGGGTTAGTCGCGGCGTCGTAATCGCCGGGGCGAAGGATGCCGTTACCGAGATCGGTAGTGGCAGTGCCGGACTCAACGCGCCAACTGACGAGGATGCCGTTGATGACGGCTTCGAAGATAACGCCGAGACGGCCAGCGGTGTTCTTAGCCTGGAGAGCGTTCGGCCCGGAACCAAGGTAAGTGTTGACTTCGCGGAAGTAGAGGATAGTCCCTGCGGGAGATGGGACGGTGCTAGGATTGGCGCGGAGGATAACGGCGCGCCGGAAAGGATTAATCTTATTCCCGCCACCGTCTACGAGGTCGATGGAAAAGAGGGCTTCTCTCTCGAGCCGGCCATTTAGGAAAACTCCTACTTCGGAGGTGTTAGTATGGAGTAATCCCTGGAAGCCGTCCTTGACTACATTTAAAGGAAAGGTGCTGGCGAGGACGGCCGCGGTGGATTCATCGCGCAAGGAGACGAGAGCGGTAATATCTCCAGCACCGCTCCAGCTATCGTAGGAGTAAGGCCATGGGCCGGAGTTACTGAGCGCGAGGAGTAGGTAGAGACAGAAGGGAATGTCGTTATCCTGGGAGAAGGAATGGCGCGGCTCGCTCCGGTCACGGAAGCCGGCGGCAAACTGGCCATTCGTCAGGTCGCAGAAGAACTTAAGCATCGATTAAAGCTTTGAGGGCGGTGAGGGCCCCGTTGATTTCGGCGAACCGCTTCAGGTTCATCCCGATCGTTTGCTCGAAGCCGGCCGTCGCCTGGCGGAAATCGTCGATCATTTTTTTGTGGCCGGCGTCGAGCGCGGCGAGCTCCGATTCCCTGACAGCGATCAGGCCGCGGATTTGGGCGGGGTCCAGCTTCTTCGTAACGGGGCGCTTGGAGGAGTTTTTAGGCATGAAATGTTCCTAGGCGTAAAGGGCGTGGACAGTCCCGGCGGCGTCCTTGTAAGAGGCTTTCCCGGAATCGGTGGAGTGATAAATGGTATAGGGAGGCACGAAGAAATCGGGCCACGGAGAGAGCTTTAGGCCGAGCACCCCGGAGACGCGGCCGGTGCTAGTGTTTGCATCGCCCACGACCAGGTCGCCATTGCCGTAAAGGCGCTGGACAACGACGCCATCGAAGGCGCGGACAATATCGTAAGTGGATGCCTGAGCAGCGGCGAGAGTGCCATTGGCGCCCATCGACAGAGAATTGTTTTGGGCTGCGCTACCGGGCCTGAAGTAGAGATGGTCCGCGCCCATCACGCTGCTTACGAAAGTACCGAGGAGAGTGAGATTTCCGAGACCATCCAGGTCGAGCAGATCGATGTTATCGTGGTTGCGCGCGATCTTCCAATGGGAGTTGGTGGCATTACTTAACCCGCCGGTGCCCCCCACATAAAGACGATCGGTCTGCGCGGCGCCAAGCGCGGTGTAGCCGACGACTTGATCGAAATTAAAGCCGCGAGTATTGAACCGGGCTTTGCGGGTGAAGCCGCTGCTGCCATCTTCGGCCATAAAATCGAAGACAGCGCCGGGTTGGTTACCGGTGCAAACCTGGGCGGTGCCGCCGGGTCCGCGCCGGAGCCGAAGGAAATCGCCGCCTCCTTCGGGCAGTTCAAGCCACTTTTCGAGCGAGCCATCGGCCATGATTTTTGCGCACCACTCAAAGCCTTTTAGCTCACTGAGGCCGGTAGCCGGATTATACCATTGCCCCCGCATGAAAAAAGAGGCGGGCGAGTAAGGTTTCTCTGCCGTGGCCGGGTTAGCCTGGAGCAGGATCGCTCGTGAATCGGCCGTGTCCCAAACTGGGTAGGGGCCGCGATCAAAGAAGGCCAGGAAGCCGGTGAAGGTATCGGCATCAGGACCCATGGAGATCCAGTTCTCGTTGAGATTACTCCCGCGGTTGATGCGGAGGAAGGTGCCGGCGGAAACGCGATCGACGTTTAGCCGGGTTAGATTAATAACCGGTGCGGTGATCTGGCCCGCGGTGGTAAGGCCGAGAGTGGCAAGGTCTGAGAGCTGCGCCCAGCGGGAGTCGCCATCGATATAGGTGCGGAGGGCGGCGGGATTTGCTTGAGTAAGAAGGCCGCGCCCATAGCTCGAGGTGGCAAGAGCAGAAATAGCGGTGAGCGCGCTATTAAGCGGCTGGACACTGGCGTAAGTGCGAAAAGCTCCGGCATCGGCTTTAGTAAGGAGAAGGCGGCCCCAGGCGGTAGCAGAGAGAGCGGCAAGCGCGGTAAGTTCGCTACTGATGGGCTGTTTGGTCCCGATGAGGGTGGTGAGGGAAGCGACGTCGCTGGGCAGCAACGGGACGGGGACGAGGCTGGAGAGATCGAGGAGGGCGCGAGCCACTTCAATGCTGCCCTGGAAGATGATCTGGGGCGCGGCGTCGCCGGGAAATTGGACCTGAATTTCGCGGGTGAGCCGGAGAAATTTCGGGTTGCCCGCGGCGGTGAAAGCGGCGGCGAGCTCGTTCGTATTGAGAACCAGCCTTCCGGTGACACCGATGGGGACGAGCAGGTTCGAAACGTCGAGAGCGATGGTGACGTCCTGGTCCGGCGCGGTGCCGGAGATTTCCCAGATGTTGCTCCCGCGTTTTTTAGCGACGTAGCTGGGACCGGCGAGCGCCTGGATCTGGGCGGCCTCGGCATCGAACGGGATCTCGAAGGGGGCGTTACTATCGAGGGTGACGATAAGCGAGCCGCCACAAGGCGCGGGATCGAGGGTGATCCGCTTGGTGGCGGGAAGATCAACGGTAGCCGATTGGCGGGTAGTGACGTAAGCAGCAGCCGTGGGGAGCGGCGTAGCGATAGTAGCCAGGCAAAAGGGAGATTGGCCGGGGATACCGAGCGCCACGCGGACGGTGGCGGTGGAAAGGTCGACATCGTCGAAAGCGCGTTCGCCGGTCAGGTTCGGCGTACAAAGGCGGATGCGGCAGTTGCCTTGGTCTCCGTTGATGATCCGCGGTCCGGAGCCGGACTGGCTGGAGGAGACTACGCGCGAGCCGAGAAGGGAGAGAAGAGCGGCGGCGGATTTATCGCCACGGTTGATGATGAGATCGAGCGCTGGCGAGTAAAGCGGCATGCACCTACGCCTTTGACCTTGTCAAAAGACGTAAGCTCCAAGCTCCAAGAAGAAGAAGAATTTAATCTGGAAAGCCAGGAAGCCAGGAAGGGTTCGCTTAGTTCGGGGAAGTGCCGGCTGGGCTGGCTGGTGGCGAGGTGGTAATGGTGCCGCCGGAGGAGGAGGAAGGCGGAGTGGCGGCCTGGGCGGCATCGGCGTGATCGGCGGAACGGTAAAGCCATTGCCAATGGCGCTGGAGCCCATCATCGATGAGCCAGGCTTTGTGCTGGGGATTATCGAAGTAAGCGATCCAAGCGGCACGGGCGAGAATGGCATTGGGGAGGGAAACGTTGTCATCCAGATGATCGATGAGCCAGCGTGTGACCTGGGCTTGCTCATCAGTGGTGAGGTAACGCTGCAAGCTATGGGTGCCGGTGCCGGCAGTGGTGATATCCACTTCGGTGCCGCCTACGGTAGCGGAGACCTTAAAATCGTTCGCGGTAAGGCCAGAAGCGATGACGTAATACGTAGTAGCGAGGGAAAGACCGCCTGGCAAGGTGCCTGTGGTAGTAAAACGGACGGGCGTATTCGCGAGCAAGCCGTGCCCTGCGGTAGTAAGAAGGTTAGTGGCGGCAACCGCTGTGACCGTGGGAGATTGATCCGGCGCGATGGCATCGCCGGGCGGCGGGGCGTGAACAAAGGATGGGTGAACGGGCGGATGGTTTACGCCCTCGACGGCGGCGTAACGCCGGAAGGTTTTATCGGCACCGGAAAGATTAAGAGCCATAGGATTAGCGTAGGATTATTTTGCCGGCGGCGAAATCAATGCCGCCCTGGGTGGGACCGGATTTGATAGGTATGCCGGTACTGGTTTGCGCGGAAACAAGCTGGTTAATAGGAGTGTCGCACTGGAGGGTGAGGTTTTTTAGGACAATGGCATCCTTTTCCAACTGAGCGATGCGCGCTTCGAGTTTCTTTAAGCGGCCCATTTTTTTATCCGGTGATGATTTTGCGGCAGAAGAGATTGCCCATGATGTGCTCGATGGAGGAGCCGTCCATGACGGAGACGCCGTAGTTATTGTTCGGCAGGTTCTGGCCGTTAAAGTTCGCGTAAGGGAAGCCACTGCCGAGGTCTGTGATAAGCTGCCCGTGAAGGAACGGGACGATCTGTATAAAGGGAATAGCCGGGAGGCCGCCGGGATCGTTCAAGGCATAGTGGAAACTGCAGTTCGCTTTAATGGGACGCGAGAAAGAGATGATGGCGATATCGGTGAGCTGGCCATTCGTGAAGGTGTAATCGCCGGCCTGGTAGTTCTTAGAAACGCTGACGGGGCGGTTAGCATCGCCGGGGAGATTGTGAAGGAGGCGCTCGAATTCGATGATGCCGTCGCCGATATATTTCCAGGGCGTGTCGCGGACGAAGTAACCAAAGGGCGGCTGAAAACTGCCTACCGCCGGATAGCCCAGCGCGTTATAGGCATCGAGGTCCATGACGTAAGGGACATGCCAGAGGGTGAGCCCGGGCCATTCCTCGAAGACGTCGAAATAGGCGCCAGCGCTCTGATCGAGGACATTGAAGTTCCCATTGCGATAGGAAGCGAGGAGACCGGGGCCGCCGCCGCCAGGGCCGGGGGAGCCGACGATAAGAATGTAACCGGTTTTCGTGGCAAGATTCTGCCCGTAGCTATTTACGGCGGTAAGTTTAACGGTGTAGGTGCCGGCGGCTAAGTAAGCATGCGAAGGGTTCGCGCTGGAAGAAAAGTTGCCGTCGCCGAAATCCCAGATCCAACTGGTAGGAGCGTTCGTGGATAAATCGGTGAAAATAATAGCTGAGCCGATGGAAGCCTGAGTGGTGTTCGCGACGAAATCCGCGACCGGTGGTTGCCCGGGAGTGATAGAAGAAGTGAGGAGGTATTGCGCGCTGACGGCGCCATCCACTAAGACCTCGAGATAAGCCGGGCCATTGGTAGTGAGGAACAGATCCGTGTAGTCGCTGGCGGTGAGAGCTACGCTGATGTTATGGCCGAAGGCGTATTGAACATCCAGGCCGGTGGTAAAGACGGGAATTGGCACGAGCCCCGAGCCAACATTCCCGCCATTGCCGCGTTGATACTCGATAAGAACGCCCGGGCTGTTAAGAGTGCCGGAGGCGAAGATGCCATCCGCGTAACTGCTACCCACGGGGGTAGGCGGATTGTTAATCCAGGCTACGAGCTGCATCTGGCGGAGGGCGGCCTGGATACCAGCGGCGCCATCGGCGACATTGATCCTTTGGGAGTAGCCTTGCGGCCCCACGCCGCCGCCCGCTATTCCTCCTCCGCCGTAACCCATTATGAAGGTGCCAGTTTCAGGCAGGGAGGGGAATGTAAGCCGCTGCATCTCCTCTACCCGCGAGCCGGATTGAGTGCGGAAAACGGTGGGCGTGCCAGTGGCAGGCGCGATCTCCGATCCTACGTAGTTATTGTCGCCGTAGGCATAGACGTGATTATTGCCGGCCGCCCGCAGGCGGACAGCAACGAGGTTGGGGCCGTAGCGATGATTCTTGAAGGTAGGCGTGCCGGTGAACTCGTCATAAAATGAAATAACGATGGCCAGGGTGTTCCCCGCATCGGAGGGCCGGACCTGGAAGGATGGGGAACCGCCCAGGATATTAGCGAGGAGCCGGTTATTCGTCGGGCCGAGAGAATCTCCAACGGCGTAACGATTATAGAGACGAAGGTTAATGCTCATTCGAGTTCGTCGTGGATAAGGTCGAGTTTTTCTTCGACGCCGCTGAGGGCGCCTTTCAAGGCGTCGCGGTAAATGCCGACTTCTTTTTCGGTTTCTTTGATGGGCAAGGTCTGGCGGATGGCATCGGCGCGGCCGAGGAGGCCGGCACTGGTCTCGCCGGTAGCGCTGATGCCGGTGAGCCGGACCTGCTTGGCCTGGGCCTCGAGCTGCTCGACGAGGCGGGCTTGCTGGGCGGCGAACATCATCTGGGGCGTGGCGTTCGCGCGAAAGTTCGCCGGGCCTTCGGTCTGAAGTTCTTTGAGGCTGAGCTGGTCGCGCTCGCGATCTTTCTTTTCTTTTTCGAGCTCGGAATGCGATTTCGGAATATCTCCAACAAAAGGGGTCTTCGCCGGGTGAAACTTATCGGCAGCATCGTTTACTCCGGCGGCAGCGGTCCACGGAGGGGTGCTCAAAACGGAACCAAAGCCCTCCTTAATCGCTTTTGCAGCGATCTCTCCCTGGCGTTTCATCTCGGTGAAATCACCAGTAGCGGCCGCTTTGAGCGCCTTGAACTCAGCCGCGAGTTCGATGCGCATGTTCTTGAAGTATCCTGTTATACTGCCAACGGCTTCGCTAGTGTTACCCTTGAGGTCGACGAGGAAGCCGGCGCTCCAGATCCGGATGGTTTCAAAATAATGTTTCCAGGCTTTGTCTGCTTCCTTCAGTTTCTTGATCTGGCCTTCGTCGATGGCGTCGCCAAGCTCAATGCTGCCATCGGCAATACCTTGAAGAACAGGGCGCAACTCGAGCGCGGACTTGCCGAGGACCTTTACCATGTCGGCAGCATTCAATGAGGAGCTCCCAAGTTTTTTCATGATCTCCTCTGGAGAGAGCTGCTTGAGATCGGCAACCGTGACACCGAGGGACGCGAAGGATTTCAGAATGCTCTCGTTCCCACCGAGGGCGCGGGAGATGGCGATATCGAGCTTGTTGAAACCCCGGGCCACACCTTCGAGAGAGGAACCGTTTTGTTCCGCGGCGTTCCCGAATTTTTGGATGTCATCGGTGCTGACTTCGTAGCGCTTCCCGAGATCGAAGACGCGTGCGCCGTATTCGGTAATCTCGCGACTGTATTGAGCGATGCCGGCGACGCTGAGGCCTACGCCGATCTTGCCGGCAAGCTGGGAGAAGGCGGAGTGGGCGTCTTTCAGGCCGGCCTTGAAGCCGGAGGTGTCGAGACCCAACCGAGCGAGTAACTGGTCTCCACCTAACATAAGGAAAGTGACCAGTGGCCAGTGGCCAGTGACGAGCGGGAGAGAAAGAGAAGATTCATGCGGCCTTCCGGTTATGGAGAGCTATGCAGTCTGCGACGGAGATGCCGAGGGCGTGGGCGCGCCGGTGCCACTTCATGACGATACGACGGCGGACGCGGTCCTGGTAAGGAGTGAAGGCGGGAATGCCCATGCCTTCGTGGGCGTGGCTGTCGCGCCGGATGAGCTTGAGGGACTGGTAAAGCAGGGCGCAGGGAGTATCGCGAATAGCATCGAACGGCGGTGGACAGTGGTAGGCGCGGGCGATGGGATGGATGATGGCCATCTCGTAAGCGATGGGGAAAACCGTGGTGCTGGCTTCGCACAAGGCGGGCTGATCGATGAAGGCGCGATCGATGTAACGCTCGATGGCACGGCAGAAGGCGGCGAAAACGGGGTAGAGTTTGCCGTGCCGGGTGGCCTCGATGAAGGGGAGCTTCTTCATGAAGCGATCGGCGGCTTTCTGGTCGGGCTTATAGCCAGGAGAAACGATCCAGAGGAACTGGGCTACATCGCCCGCGCCGCGGGGAGCGCCTGGATACATGAAGGGAGACCGGACGAAGAGAAGCAGCCCACACATGCGCGGGGTGAGCTGGCGAACGGAGATGCCGCGGATTTTTTCGAGGGCGGAAAGGAAGGGCAGAGTGTGGAGGAAATCCTCGAGCTGCGCGGCGCGAGCTATGGCGCGGGAGTAACCGGGATAGTCGGAAAGGAGCACATTTACAGGTCCTTTAGCCGAGCTTATAGCGGGCGCCGCAGTTAATCTTGGATTCGCCGTTCGCGGAGAAGACGGTACCGACTTTTTCGAGAATCCAGGTAGTGGTGACGCCGGCAACGGTAGTGGTGAACTCGGCGAACAAGAGTGGGGCTGCTATAGTGGCGCCGCCCATTCCGGTGCCATCGGTGCCTGTGCCGGTAGCGTTACCCACCCACTGGAGAGTGAGCGGGCAAAGGGGGATTTCCTCGGTGCCAAACTGGCGTTTGGGGCGGCCACGGGAATCGTTAATGACGACCCATTTGCTCATGCGCTCGATGCTCATGGCATCGACCGTCCAGACGACACCGCCGATGGTGACGTCCTGGGCGCCGAAGGCGGCGCCGTTATCGTTCGTCTGGCCGAGAGCTGGATTTACGCAGAGATAGGAGAGAGCTACCGGCGAAAAGAGAACGCCGGTGAAGAACGCGAGCAGGAGGAGATCGGCGATGAGGCGCATGAGGGGTCAAGGATTGGCTGGCGTCGCGGCCTTAGCGGGAACTTTCGGGAGCTTGGAATCGACGTGGGCCTTGGCCTCTTTCAGCTCGGCGATCTCGGCCTCCCATGTCTTGATGTTTGTCTTAGCGTCGGTGACCTGCTGTTCGCGAGCGGCGATTGTGTTCTCGTATTGCTCGGAGGTTCGGCGCAAGGTGTCGCTCACATGCTTTTCCGCGTGTCAAAAGAGGGGACGATCATGAGCACGAGCACGAGCAGGATTTTAAACAAAGGCCGAGGGCCTTATGTTTAAGGTGACGATGTGGCGAAGCTCGATCCAATCGAATTTTTGGTCGGCGAAATGGCCGCGGCTGGGAATGGATTCGATCATGTCGTTAACGAAATGGTTCGGGAGATGTGGCCCTTCGTTAAAGTTATCGTGGAACTGCTGGTAGATGAGGCGGACGCGACCGATCATCTGCGTGAGCTGGCCCCGGCTCTCACCGCGGGCGGCAACGAAGCGGGTGGTAAGGGTGCCGCGCCAGACGTGCCAGAGCTTCTGGTCGCGGTAGTTAATGCGGGTGCCAGTAGGCTCGGCGAGGTAGCTGATGCTATCGATGAAAGGGGTTTTCTTTTTTGTGTTCGTGAAGTCGAGGTTAAGGGAAAGATCGCCCGCTTCGAGGACGGCGGCGACGGCAGCTTCGAGATGAAACTCGTAGGCGAAGAGGGAGTCGATATCGGGCATGGGAGAAGAAGGGATTTAATCTGGAAGCCAGGAAAGCCAGGAAGTGGGAGGAGTTATTTGTAGGACCAGAGAGCGGTGGTGATGGCGTCGAGGGAGATGGCGCTCACTTTAAGAGGTGCGTCCGCAGGATGGTAAACGGCGACTAGCTGTTTGGCGTGCTTGCTGTCTCGAGCGTTCGGCACGACGAACACGTTCTCGATCCGATTACTCCGAAGGTAGATGACGAGATATTTTTTCATGGTTTTAGAATTTTTATCTGGAAGCCAGGAAGCCAAGGAGGTTTTCCCCTTTTCATGGTTTTCCTGGTTTCCAGATTCATCCGCTTCTTCATCCGAAGATGCCTTTGTATTTCTTCGCGATAGCCTGGAGATCGGAGAAGACGCCGTGCCGGAAGTTATTCCGGAAGTAACCCATCTCGCCTTGAATGGCCCATGAGAGGATGCTGGCGCCGTTGATCTTGAAGCGGGAGAAAGGATAGCTGTTGGCAAGCTCGTAGTAGAGCTTACCCGGACCTTCGTAACGGGCACTGCCGTTCGCGGGCTGGTAGCTAGCGCCACTGCTGGGCCGCGCGACGGCGACTTGCTGACCGCCGGTGACGTTGTTCAAGGTGATCCCAAGTTTCTGGGCGATCTGGAGCCAGGAGTTTCGGGCGAGGCCGCGGGCGCGGAGGGCGGCATCGAGGAGACCGCGGAGGCGGCCTTTTACATCGGCCTGGCGAAAGTTATCGAGGGCCTGGAACCGGCGGAGCATGCCGGCGCCGGGATGGATGGCGTTCTCCATGATGACCCAGACTTTACCGCCTCTGCCAGAACGCGCGGCGCGGACGCGGAGGGCGGCGCGCTGAGACTCAGTAACACTGGTGGAGACGCTGGGATCTTCGCCATACCAGACGCGGCCTTCCACGCCGCCGCGCCGGCCGCTATTGATGCTCATGGCCATGCCGGGGAGGCGGGCGCTGTTCCCTTTCGCCTTGAACTTGGCCCGGATGAACTTGGCGAGCGCCATCCTGGTGCGGCGAATACAGCCTTCAATGATGCGCTGGCTAAGGGTGCGCAGGATGCGATCGGTCTGCGGCATCTGGCCGAGGGAAGAGAGGGACGATTCGAAGCCGCGGACCATGGCTTCGAAGCCCCGAGTATCGATGGTGATGGTGGGAGTCATGCGGGGAAAGTGATCAGTGATCAGTTAATTTTGCGCTTTACAGCCTAACACCCACTCTGGGCTGAGAGGATGGGTGCCGGCGATTTCGTTGATACGGAGGGCGATCTCGGCCTCGCCTTCTTTGATAGTGATAGGTGCATCGATCGTGGGCGCGAATGCGGGATAGGAAGCCTTGATGACGCGGACAATCGCATCGTGCATATCGAGGAAGCCTGCCTGCTCCGTTTGCTGCCGCGTCTTAATCGGACTGTAGTAGCCCGTGAGCAGCGGGAATTCTCCGCTGTTGTAATCGACGGTAACCGGAGTGCCATCGGTTTTTGTGCCGAAGGCCTCCTGGCGGAAAGCGGCCGCACTGCGCTGAAGTGCCCGCATCTGATTCCCGAGGCTCATCCCAGTCTAGTTTGCGTGTCGAAAACGAAAACGCCGGGCGGTGATACAAGGAACCGCCCGGCGTCCGTCGATAACAGGGCCTAACCAGGACCTCGCGGGAAATTTATGGCTGGAGATTGAATCGAACCAACAGAGTGCCGTTCAACGCCTGGGTGGCGTGAAGATTGACGATCTTGACCGTCATGGTGCCGCTGGCGTAAGTCACGGTGCTAAGCACAGGAATGCCCTGGGTGTTCGTGCCATTCGCAATATTGACGGCGGCGATGCTGTCGGTGCGCACTTTCGAATTAGTCAGCGTGAGGGTGTAACTGGCGGCAGCGGCAGTGGTGAGCGCTTCGCTAGTGATCGTGCCACTCAGGTTATTGAGCGTAGCGGCCCCGCTCGTGGCAGTGGCGGCCTTGGCGTGGCGGTAATCGCCACCATCGGCCAGCGTGACGCTGGACCCAATTACGCAAGCGAATGCGATGGCAAATAGTGACAAGAGGAATTTTTTCATAATGATTCTAACTGGCGGTGGACTTGTTTCGGCGGGAAGCTGCAATGGCGTTGACGATATCGTTCTTCCGAGTCAAACCTGCGAGATCGATGGTTTCGGCGGTAGCGATATCCTTGAGCTGGTCAACGGTGTTATCATCGCGGAGCTGCCGGAAGCTCCGGAGACGGGCTAGGATCTCGGGCTTGCGATCCTCTCCGGTGAGATCGATCCCCTCCTCTTCGGCAAGAGCTTTGAGGTCGGGAATGGTGAGGTAATCAAGCAGGCCAAGAGTTTCAAGTTCGGAAGGCGTGTTCTTGAGCGCCTCTTCAGCCAGGACCTGCTTCTGCTCGTCGCTCAGCTCGCGCAGGCGGCTCTTGGTCTGATCGATCTGTTTGCCGACAAACTCGTTATCGCGCTGGATCTCGCGCGCTTCCTCAAGAAGCCGGGCCCGGCGAGTGCCTTCGTTCGCAGCGGCTTCCGCTTGTTTCTCTTCATCGCTCCGGGGCATGAGAAACTGGTGGCGGCGGCGGGCATCGTAGAGGTTCAACTCAACGAGAGCGATCTCGGAGTAATCGGCGTTTTCCTTCCCAGCGTTAACGATCTTCCTGAACGCATCGTTCGCGTCAGGGTCGCCCATGGTAATGACGCCGATTTTGCCGTCGTGGTCGCGGCCGAAAAGGAGATGGATCATAGCGACGCCTGGGAGTGGACTGCGGGGCAGGCACGGATTTCTCCGATCACACACATCCCCGCAGTCCGATTTCACATTATGGATTTAATTTGGTTGAGGACTCGTTAGTCTAAATTAGGTGGCGTTCGAGCCGTGGATGAGGCGCGCGGCGGCGACCTCGCCCTTGTCGAAGCCGTAGTTGCACTCGATCACGCGCTTGTCGGTGTCGTGATCCGGATCGCCCCAGTGGCGATACTCGAGCGAGATTTGGGTCTCGGCGTCGGTCGCGATCTGGTAATCCACCAGGACTCGCTTGATGGACTCGGCCGGCTCGATGGGCGAGAAGGCGACGAGGACGGCGCTCATGTAGGTAAGGAGCCCGATCAGATATTCATTGCCAAGCGCGGGCACTGCATTGCTCGTGGCGTATTCGAACCCGAAAATGTTCGGGAGCATGCCGGTGCGAATCACCTGGTCGGTGCCGATCGAGTAAGCGGCCTTGAAGGCGTTATCCTTCAAGAGCGAACCGTCGAGGTTCGGGTTCGTGATCAGGCCGCGGCCGCTTGTCGGCCAGGGGACTTTATTGAGGGCGGTGCGCCAGTCGATAACAGCGTTCGAATCGTAGTTCGCGCTGGTAGGATTCGCCGGCGTGCCCTGGACGGTGTAGCCATTCGCGGCGGTAAAGATGGAAAGGATATCGGCCAGGACGTCATAAGCCAGCTTCTCGCCTTTCAGCGAGCCGATCTTCTGCGCGTTCAGCATAGGCAAACGGGCGAGGTCGCGGCTGGTGAAGTGGAGCGGCTGATATTTCCGCTTATTGATCGTTACTTCCCTGACCTGGGTCGCGGAGTCGTCATCGAAAACGTAACCATCCGCCTGGTCGAAGTCGCGGCTGGCGGAATTCTCCAGCGGGTAGTAAGGCACCGCAACCTTGTCGCTGCCCTTAAGCTGGACGTTGCGGAAGACGCTGGCGAAAACCGTAATCGGGAAAACCGCGCGGCGGAAGGCATTAATCGCCGCATCCAGGATGACGTTGAGATTCAGCTCGGCATCGATCGTGTTATCACGGAGAAGTGCGAAGGTCCGCAACGGCGTGAGGAGCGCGGCGAGGATGAACGCAACAATGAGTGCAAGGAAAGCGTTGTTGCTGACAAGGAACGCGGCGAGGGAAGTGATCGCGATCGCGATCCAGGCGGAGAGGCGGTTTTTATTCATGGGATTTTTGCAAAGCAAACGATTTCGAGAAAAACAAGTGTCAAAAAGAGCGAGGATGGCGGCGGGTTATTCGGCGGTTTTTCGCGCGTTGGCGTATTCCTTGAGGGCTTTCTCGTTCTTCTGGTAGAAGGCGAAGGCGCTACCGGGCTTGACCGATCCTGCCTTCTCCTGTTCGCGGAGCTTCGAGTATTGCTCCCAGATGTTGCCGGCGGCGTTCTCCGGGGTCTGCGAGGACGGAACGGCAGTATTCGGATCGATGCCGCGCAGGTTGCAGAGTTTTTCGAGACGCGAGACGTTGCCGTTCGCGTTGTCGCGCTCGGTGGTCAGACTGGTGGCAGTGGTCTTGGCAATCGCGAGATCGCCCTTGGTTTTCCCGTGCTCTTCCTTTTCTTTGGTCAGGTCGGCAGTGACGGCGTCGAACTGGCCCTGGATGCGCGTACGATCGTTGTTCGCTGTGGAGAGGCGGCTAGCCAGGTCTTTTCCCGCAGCCCATAGGCGGCTAATGATGCCGGCAGCGCTGGTGTTCTTCGCTTCGAGGGTTTCGCCTTCGAGAACAGGAGCTGTCTCTGTGTCGAAAGGACCGGAAGCGGGAGCTGGAGCGGGGTCGCCGCCACCGGAAGGCACGCCCGTGTCAGGAGCGAGAAGCGAAATGCAAACGAAAGGAAGAAGCGAAAGGAAGTTTCTCATAACGCTTCGCCGGGAGTGTCAAAACCGCGTATAACCGCGTGGCGCGCTGCGCGCTTTACGCGGCACGCGGTTGCGACAGAGATGTCCTAACGTTAGGACATGAGACGATCCCGCCGGTCGCGGGATCGTTATGGCATTTTACGGAACTTGGCGATGGCAGCGGTGAGATCGTCTGCGTTGCCGGCGACGAACTTATGTATCGCGGCAGCCTTCCCGTCGAACCATTGGCCGCGCATGTCGGCGGGATCGATGGCGGTGCGATATTTCAGAACGTTCTTGCGAAAACTGTTGCCGGCGTCATCGACGAGCTTTTGGAGGTATTCTTTCTGCACCTGGCTGAGCGAATCTTCTCCGATTCCTTTCAGCTCACCGGAGCGGAAGATTTCCCATTTAATCCCGAGTTGCGCCCAGAACTCGGTGTCATCGAGCATGGCCAGATAGGAACCAATGCAGCCAACGCCTTCGGCGTACCATCCGGCGAGAAGCGCGGTGCAACTGGCAACGGCTTCGTAGGTGGTGCTCGCCATGTCGCATCCATCGGCGCAAAAGCCGAAACATTTTTTCTTCCTGTTCGCGGTTTCGGTGACATCGAAAAGTTTGTCGCCAGCCAGGGAACTGCCGCCAGGGCTGTCGCAATCGTAAACGATGATCTCGACGTTTGGATCTTCGAGCGCTTCCTCGACTTCTTCCTCGATGTCGTTCGCATCGGTGAGGTTGAATCCGTAGCTCTTGATCCAATCGGGCACGTTCATCATAACGACCCCGCGAATAGGGATGATGGCGACGGGGCCCGCGATCTGCATCTTCGGCAGTGGATCGCCACAAATGTCTTCGGCTGGACGTTCATTGCGCAGCAGTGAGAGCGCGAGGTGGGAAAGGATGTGGCGAGCACGAACCGGATCAAGATTGAACGGCGTGCTCAAAAGCTTACTAACGAATTCGGCTTTCATTTCTTCCCGGGTTCGGGCGGTGTCGAAGAAGCCTGATTCGCGTCCGCGCCGGATTCGACGGCGGCGGCGACGTTCGCGGTGCCAGGCGGCAGGAGCCAGACTTCGTTGTATTTAATCGGGCCGATGGTTTTGTTCTCCGGCTTGGCGAGCTCTTCCTGGAGACGCTTGCGGCGGCGGATGGCGATCTCGAGAAGTTCGTCATCGACGTCTTCGTCGTCGCGGCCGTCGAGAGCGTGGTAATCGATCGGGCTCATGTTCCCGCGCATGACGCGGTCGTCGTAGAGCCGGCCTTCGCGGCCTTTATCGACGGAAAGGTTCCTGGGGAAAATCAGCCGGTGCAGAAACCAATCGTCGGGGACGCCGCCGGCGACCTTATCGAACGCGCCGGACTTAATGCGCTGCCAGAGCCAGTAAATATACCACCGCTCGACGAACTGCGGCACCATCTGGTTATTCCGAAAAAAGGTGGCGATCTTCTGGACGCGATCCTGGACGATTCGCGCAACTGTCCCCTGCCCGAGCCCGGCAATAAAGAGGAGCCATTCGGGCGGATAAATCGTGGAGTGGCAAATTCCGCGCGCCAGAATCTGGTTGCGAAAATCGATGGCGCCGGAACGGTTCGATTCCACGGTCTTGACGCGCATGTTCGAGGGAGGGGTGAAGACGTCCACTTCGCTGCCGTCGCGGCCGACAAATTTTTGGATCACGGTTTTCGACCCATCAGGGTTCGTGATGATTTCGACGTCAGTCACTCCCGGGAGTTTCGGGATCTCCGCTTCATCGGGGCCGATGGTCTCGATGGCATAAGCGATGCGCGATCGGATGAGCTGGCCGCTGGTCTCGGCACGGTCGATATCGTCCATGGAGAACATCTGGCGCGTGACCGGGGCGAGGGTGGAAATGCCACGGCATTGATCGGGGAGGAACGGATCGTGGAAATGGAGAACATCGGGCGCCTCGAGCTCCACGTAGCTCTGCCGTTCCGCGCCAGTCATGAAATCGCTCGGGGCATCGCTCGGAAGCGCGAAGCGATATTTAGTAGCCGCGCCGGTCTTGCGATCGAACCGGATGCCATCATGCAACGAAGGATCGTCTTTCTGGTCCTCGGAGGTGCACTGGTAGCCGGGGAGAAACCCAAGGCGCGGAGCTACCCGCCCGTATAAGTCCGCGAACGGCCTAACGAGCTGGCCGAAAAGATCGCCGATGAGCCGGACGCTGCGCCGGATGCAGAATTGCGCGCTGTATGCATCCTCGACGGCGCGGAGATCGAAGGAACGGGCGTCGTGGTTTTCCTGGTGGAACGCGTTCGTCACGGCCTTATTAAAAGGCGCGCTGGAAGACATGGCTTTGGGCCAGATAGCGGTATCGACTTCGTCAATGGCGAGCCCGTCGATGATGGCGCGGATCTCGCCGATATTGTTGTAGCACCAGACATTTTTCCGCGCGATCTGGGTGCGGGTTTGCTCCGGCATCTGGCGCGAGGTGTCGAGCGAAGGAAGGAACCACCAGCCGCGATAACCGCCCCAGCGCGCGCCCTCGAACGCCTCCCAGAGGCCGCGGGCTTTAGGGAGATTGCCGCCGCCAGCGCTGGACCGCGCGGGCTGTCCGTTCGGTGCGAGAATCATGAAATTTCCCCCGAAATTTTACCGCTACCCTCGCGGCTTCTCCGTGCATCTCGCTCATCCCGGCTCGCTCGATTCATGCGGCCTCCTTGTCCAGTTCCGTAGCGAGATTAGAAAACACGGTGCCGCATTCAAGACACTCGGCTTGCTGGTCGCTGATCTGCACGGTATCGCGCCCCGCGCATTGAGGACATTCCGGCTTCATGAAATTTCTCCCGAAATTTCACCGCTACCCTCGCGGCTTCTCCGTGCATCTCGCTCGTCCCAGTTCGCTCGATTCATGCGTGAGCTCCAGCAAATCCGTTCAAGTGAATGATATTGCCCCTGGCGAAACGGGCATCGTGCAAAATACGGAACCCGAGATGCGTGATCACCCAGATCATCGCCGTGCCCATAGACCGGCGTGATTTTGGATCGACGGTTTTTCCGGCGTAGATGTGCGGCAGATCAGGGCGTGCGAGCTCGGCGACGAGGCGAGTCTTGCCGCCGTGTTCGAACATGAAAATCGTGGCGTCGAATTGCGTCTGGGGAATCGCGACGAGTTTCACGGATTTTTCGTCGAGCCGCGCCCCTGGATTCGTCTTTTCCAGACGGCGCTGGATCTCCAGGACGAATAGCAAAGGAGCTGGACGGAAGTGGACGGATTCGCTCATGGGCCAAGCCTGACGGTGGTTCCGATCTCGCGGCGCGGGATCGCGGCTGGCGCGGTGTAGTCGGGATCGAATTCAGCGATGAGTTCTTCCACGGCTATCCCGAGAAGGACTTTTTCGAAGGTAATGGAGCCGGACCCCTGGCCGCCCTCGAAACTCCCGCTAGTGATTGTGATCGTATCGGTAGCGGCCGCTAAGATCTGCGCCGCGTAGGTTTTCAGGCCGGGGACGTCGATCAGGATGAGGCGCGTCCCGTGCGTCCAGACAGTGGGAGTGGTGCCGGTGGCAATAAAGACTTTCCCGGGCAAATCGCCCGAGCCGAGCCGGGGCGCGCCGACGTTCAGGAAGCTATCCTGAGAACCCCACTGGAGAATCTGGTAATACTTGCCCGCAACAAGCGCGCCGCTGGTGAGAATGGGCGGCGTGGAGTATTGCCGGCGAAGGGCCGATTTCGCGTAGTTGATCTTGTTGCGGTCGCTCGCCATTGGGAAAGTTGGGAAGCTCCGCGAACCATAGCTATTCGACGGCTTAAAGGCGGCGCGGAGCGCTTCCCCGTTGAAGCGAAGGGAGTGTCAAAAAGTCCGGGCCTGAACCGCTGAAAGCTAAAAAGCGAAAAGTCTTAAAAGCGCGAAATGTAAAAATCGCAAAATCCCGAAATTTCGGTATTGACGCTTTAGCATAGAAGCAGCTTATGTTTGCTTCGGGTTGCCGCCGGGGGGACTTGAACCCCCAACCTTCACATTAGCGGTGCGATGCTCTATCCGATTGAGCTACGACGGCCAACCCTTTCAGGGGCCGGGATATCCAACTATCCCGGCTTCTTTTTTCCCCAACAACAATATCTGGGAGATACGTTGCTACGGAACCCCAACATGCAGCGCACGAGCTTGTTACGGCAAGACCAAAATTGTAACACTTTTACCGCCTGAGCGAGAACGCTTTAGGTATGCCGCGTGAATATTTTCTTATCCCACCTGACTTGCACCGCTTTTCGCGCCTGGGCGCTACTACGAGCCTTCGCTTTGCCCCTGCCGGCTTTCCCGCCTTTCGCTCCGATCTTCGCCAGATGCTGGCGGAGCGCTTTGGGAAGTTTCGGCATCGCTCCGTTTTAGCACGGCAATGCCATCGCTGCAAAAGGCGAGGACGCCGGCCGAACGGGCTTCGGCGATGAGTTCTTCCCACTTCATGGAATTCATGACAATACGCAAGCGGCTTGCGTATTCAAGAAAGAAAACACCCGATCACCGCGCTCGACTTCGCCGCAGAATATGAACAGCGATATCGAACACGGCTTCCGTTGCTACGCAGCGGGGACCGGCGTCAGATCGACGTAGTAAACCTGTTCGGGCTTGAATGCGCCGAACAGCGCGGGGTTCGCGATCATCATGCGAAAGTCAGCCGATGGCGTCCATTTCGCATACGTGTTGTCCTCGTCCAGACCGTTCTCGGGATACGCTCCCGACTTTCCAACGGCTCTCATCTGCACTTCCTCATGGGTGTGACTGCCCTTGCCGTGACTCCCGATGAGTTTAACCGACTCCACGCGTAGCTTTGCTCGTGTAGTCATACGGCTAGTCGCCTGTCGAAATCGCGGCCTGGATCTCGGCGGCGGCGGCTTGCTCGGCGCTTGGGGTTTGAGTGTCGAGCTCGCCGGATTCGAGCAGGGTGAAGAAACGCCAGGTAACGCACGCGACTTTCGTAAGGTCGCCGCCTTCGTTCGCGCCCTTGCGTTTCCATTCGAAGCGGCCATTCGGCATCTCGATCAAGTGCTCGTGAGTATGCTCGGCGAGGAAGTCGTCTTTCTTGTCGCCGCCGTGCTTACCGCCATAAAAGCGGTTGTGCCCGACGTCCTCGGGAAGCCAGAGCCGGGCGGTGAGCGGTTTTTCCTCGGATGACTCTTCCGGTGGCTTGTTCGGGTTCAGGAACCGCGACCACGCGCCAATGCGATCGGTGTAGAGCTCGCTCTTGGCGTCGTCATCGTTGTAAACAACCACGCCAAACCAGCGCGGCCGTTGCGGCGGGTGATTGAACGAAACGGAGCGGATGGTGAGGCCGGCGCGCACGCCAGCGCTGGGGAAAAGCCGGCGCGGAACGCGGAGACAGGCCTTGTGCACTTCGAGCTTGCGATACTTCGCATCCATCACGCCAAGGCTGGGCTTGTATTTTTTCCCGGTCTCAAGGCAGGGATATTCCAGGGACATCATCCGTCGCGCGACGTCGTCGGGATGAAGATCCTTGCCCCAGTCGATGACGGCGCACTCTCCTTCCCCGCCATCCGCCGAAATGCGAAAGGCGAACACGCCCCACTTGACGTAAACGAGCCCGACGTCCGCGCCGATGATGATGGCGCGCGGGAGCCAGGGGATTGTGCCGCGCTTGTAACCGCCGCGAAGGAGAAGGAGATCGTTTATCTCGGTCTTCGTTTCACGCACTTCAACGGCGAGACCTTCGTGGTGGTTACGGTAGGTGGCGCGCTTTTCGGGATTTCCCTTGCTCTTGATGTATTCGATGGCGAGCCGGCCCCACCGAACGGAATCGTCGTAGCCGTAGAAATCGGAAATCTGGAAGCTGATATGGTTCGGCTCGGCTTCGGCAAAATTCGTGCGGCGCCAGCGGCGGCGGGACCGATCGTTCATCCAGCGTTTCCAGCTTTCCTCGATCGGCTGGTGACAATGGATGCACTCGAACCAGGTCTCGTTTAGAACACGGGTAAGGTCCCATTCTTCGAGCAGGTTTTTGCAGTGGCCGAACTTCATGTTCTCCTGGAGGAGCTGCTGATACCCGGCAAAGACGGGACGATCAGGAGCATGATCAGGATCAAGAGCATGAGCTGCCGCCTCTGCGGCAGCGGTGCAATGCGGACAGGGAACTTCAGGGACGTGCATCGAGCCTTTGCTGTGCTCGAGCGCGATCGGGCCGCCGGTAATCTTGCCGTCTGAATCGCGGGTGAGCTTCTGCGGTTTGCTCATGTTGATGAGTAGCCGGCGCGGCGAAGTTTTCATGCGCGACCTGAGATCGTCGACGCTGTTCGGGGTGCCGTGATCTTCAAGCTCATCGTTCACGCCGAGCTCGCACATCTTCTGAGTGAACGCGCCAGCGCTGTAACTCCCTAGGAAGTAGATGAGCATCCGCCGCAGGTTGATGAGGTATTTCCCGGCATCGTCGTTATTGCTGGTGAAGATTTCCTGGCCGAGCCGGCGCAAGGTCGGTTGAAGCCGGATCTCATTCACTTCCCCGGCCTGCTTCACGTTATCGATGGCGTAGATGACGTTCTGCGGATCGTGCTTCGCGATGTAGCGGACGCCGTGCAGTGTGCTCTCGGTGAACGCGGATTGCGTGCATTTCATCGCGTCCATCTGATGAACGCGCATCGGGACCGCGCCTTCGGTGCCGGCATCGACGATCACGACGGCGCCGTCATCGAGTGTCTTTTCCCAGACGTGCCGGGTGCGAATGATCTCCTGCCATTCCCACGTCCAGGGATATTCGTCCGGGTCGGGGTAGCCGGGGCGCGTGGTCATCTTCCGGTCGAGGAAAACATTCTGCGACGCCCATACGGGAAGCGGGATGTTCGGCTTTTCTTCGAACGCAGTCGCGGCGATCGGGGGGATGATGTTCCAGCGCCACATCAATTCGAGCTTGCTATGAGACGAATGATCTCGGCTTCAAATAGTTCAACGCCCTCGTCCGTAATTTCTTTCCCGTCACACTTGAAACGAAATGGCGGGGAGTCGTTGAGCCTGATCTTCGAATCAGGGCAGGTCCAAAGACCTTTCCACCCCGTTTCTTCGCACATCGGCTTGCCACATTCCGGACAGGGACGAGTCTCTTTCAGGTCGATCATGCAGCGAGAAGTTTTTCGACGTCTTCCGGCCCGCGAACCGCGTCGAGATTTCGGAAGATGTTTTCTTCATCGGCGCGCGTCTTTTCGATGGCCGGGGTCAGATACTTCAAAAGCATCCGGAGAACTCGCTGGAAACGGCGAGGCAGGATCTTCTCCAGCTCGATGACGATCCGGCCGGGCATGGTCTCGCGCATCAGCCGCAGCGATTCGAGAAGCTGGGCGAGCTCGACGCGGACGGATTCCTTGTCGATCAAATTACCGCGCTGCTTCTGAAGCTCGATAAGGGTGGACTCGGCTTTCCGCAAGAGCTCGAAGGAGCGTTCGTAATTGCGCTGGCGAAGCGAAATGGTTTGCTCGACCGGTTCGCTCGCGTTCAGCGCTTCGGTCAGTAAGCGGTTGTTGATGGCGTGCGTCTGGCGTAAAGCTTCGACGTTCTCGGCAATGTCGAGGCTCTTGACGTTGGCGAAATCGCGCGGACCCGAAGCGTTGGAATTGCCGCTGCTCGATCGGGCATCGCCAGAACTGGCGCGAGGATCCGGAGCCGGTTCATTCTTGGCAGCAAATCCCATCAGCCAATCAGGCACTTCGTGATCCATGTTCTCGCGCCACCATGCGGCCATGCGCGGCGCGTCATCGAGCGGCGGGAGCTTGCCGGTCTCTTTCCCACGCCGGACCAGGCGCTTTATGGTGCGTTCATCTTTGCCGTAGAAGGTCGCGTATTCGGATAGCTTCTTCGGATATTTGACGTGTTTACGGGTATCCCTCAGCTTCGAAACGGTCTCCTTGGAGCCAGGGGCCGAGGGACCGGCGTTCAGGATTTCGAGCGGGATGATGTGGCCGATCTCGGCTTTCTCGCCATCGGGGAGTTTCTTGCCGGCCAGCCAGCGACGGATGAGGGACGAGCACCGCGCGTCCCTCATCGTTTCCAGTTCGTCCCGGGATGGCTGCTTCATTCGGCGGCGAGGAGATTGTCGCAATCTGAGTTTTGCGAGAGCGCGGCGTAAACGATGGCACGCGCGAGGCGGCGCGGAACGGCGTTGCCGATGAGCTTGACCTGGTCGGTCTTCGTCCCAGTGAATTTGTAATCGCGCGGGAAACCCTGAGCGCCGGCCAGTTCGTGTGGCTGGAGCATTCGGAAGCGGATATCGAGAAGATACCTCTGGCCTTCAATCACGACGACCGGACGAATGAGAGCATGGCGATCCTTGGTGGTAACGACCTGTAGTGGCTCATCAACGCTAAACGCCCCAGACTTCCCGTAGTATTCGATCAGGAATGGCTCGACCAACCCGATTGCACCATCAGTGGCGACGGTGGGAGCGGGCGATTCGACTGAGCGGAGAGCACCGCCGCTATGTTGCGGAAGGAGCGACGGCGAACAGAGAGCCATATCTCCGCGCTGACCGCAGACAGCCGGGAGCGGCTGATCGACGGAGCGTGAGCGCCGCGCGTCACCGTTCTTATCCTTGCCGTTGCCGTGGGCAACTTGAATCAGGAAAGGCTCGGCGAGCGCGACATTCCGCCCGGTTGTCAGCGAAGGGATGGGTTCGTCGAGTGACTTAGCTGAACTGCTATCCAAGTGCGTTTGTTCGCCACCGCGCAGCTTCACGATGAACGGCTCGGCAAGGTGAAGATGGGGAGCATGCGCGGTTTGAGTCGGCGCCGGCTGGTTTATGTCCGCGCCGTTGCTCTTCCCTTTCATGTTCACGAGGAACGGTGAAACGAGCGCGACATTCTGCTTCGTTACTACGGTGCCAAGAGGTTTGCTGACCGGCGTTACATAACTTCCGTTTCCGCCGGTCTGATCGGTCTGGACGAGGAAAGGCGAAACGAGTGCGCGGTGATCGCGCGTAAGCACAGTGCCGAGTGGTTCGCTCACCGGCCGCGCTGGACATTCTGGACCGCCAGCGCTCAGGACAAATGGCTCGATTAATCGGACTCCGCGGCTTGTCGTGGTAACTGTGGGCGCGGGCGTTTCGACCGAGCGCGCGCCTTCGCCAGTTTGTGGAACGATGAAGGGACGCAGGCCGAATTTCTGGAGCCCGGTCATGATCCGCCGCATGGTCTTGTCGCTCAGCGGGCGCTTGCGCTCGTAGATGCTTTGCCCCTGCAAATCCCAATCGATGATCTCACGCGCGGCGACCCACGGCTTTTGCAGTGTGAACATGTCGCGGCTGGGCGTTCGCGTATGGGTAGGCTCCGGCCAGACGATTTTGCGGCGACCGCGCACCGCCTGAACGAACAGACGCTTACGGGTGGTCGGGTCGCCATAATCGGCGGCACAGAGCACTCGCCAGTCAACCCGGTAGCCGAGGCTTTCGAGTGAAGTAACCCAGGCGTGAAATGTCTTGCCGCGTTTGCCTTTCAACGGCCGGCCGTTCGAGCCAATGCCGCCCCACGAAATAAACTCCGGAACGTTCTCGACCAGGATAACGGATGGCTGGACCGCATCGGCCCAGCGAATGACACACCATGCGGTGGCGCGGCTCTGTTCGTTAATCGGCTTGCCGCCGCGCGCAACGGAATGGTGGGTGCATTCCGGCGACGCCCAAAGGAGATCAAGCTCCCCGGCACTGTAGAGATCGCGCGGGTTAACGTTGTCGATCGCGGTCAGGAGGTGCTTTGCCGTGGGATGGTTCGCCGTGTGGGTCGCGATAGCGGTATCCCAATGGTTAACTGCAGTGAGGCTCGGCTTGTAACCAAGGAGCTCAGCGGCCTCCATCGCGCCGGTGGAAGTACCACCGGCGCCACAGAACAGATCGGCGATCTGGATTGCCTTGCGCTTCATCGTTCGAGCTCCAGTCTATTGTCGCGTCGAATATCGCGGGCGCGTGCTTCATACACGGCATCTGGCTGGATGTTCGGCCCGGTGCCTTCCGTGAAGAAGTGATCCCACCCGCGTTTCTTCCTTCGCCCGCGAGCGGTGTGCCGGTCCAGGGCGAAGTCGGGTATCTCACGTTTCGCGCGCCGGCCTTCGTAGAAGACGATGAGCGCGTTATCGACTACCCGTGACTTAAACGACCTGGATAAGGCCAGCACGGCGTGAACGAGGAACAGGCGCTCGGGCGCGTGTTTCGTATCGTCCTTCTTGCGCTGCTCTTTCCAGTTATCGTAGAGGGACCGAACGAGGACGGCGCGGATGCTCCCCTCCTCGAGGCCGATATCTTCGCTGGCGATAATCTTAAGCCGTTTCCAGACGTATTCCCCGAAGCCCGAGAGATCGAGCTCGGTGGCCCAGAAGAGCGCATCCTCTTCCATCCCGCGCCGGATGCATTTCTGCATGGCGCTGGTAACTTCTTCGCAGACGTAGCCGCCGGCGGTGGAACGTTGTCCGAAGGTCATGCTGCCACCGCCTTTCCCGTTGTGGCTCGAGCGGCGAAGTAGCCGTCAGCGTCGCGGAGACAGGCGCGCATGTTCACGCCTTCCGTAGGCAAGCAGCCTTCAGGAACGGAACCAAGCGCGACGGCCTTGGCGATGGCGGCCGGAAGATGCTTGTGCTTCCGGAGAAACGCTATCGCTTCCTCGACCAATGGCGGACCGACATGGAACCGAACGAAACGAGTTTCCAGACGGCCTTTGCTATTAGCGCGGAGCTTGGCGTAATCGTTCGTGGTAGCCAGGACGGCATGACGCGGAGTGAGGTAGTCCAGGTAAGTCAGCAGCTCGGCCGTAGCAGAGCCACTGGCCAGGTCTAACTCGTCGATCCGCTTGACGGTCCAGTCGCTGAACAGGTTGCCGTAAGCGGCGCGCTCGCGCCAATCGCGGACAACTTCGATGCCGAGCGATTGGCCGTTGATACGTTCAATCGCGAACGGTGAGCGGGTGAGCTCCAGCGCGAGCAAATCCAGTAGGTGGGATTTGCCGACACCTGGATTCCCCTCCGTCAGAATAGCGAAGCGGTCTCGCTGCTTTGCCAGTTCCCGCGCCGCCCCCAGAACGGAGGCGGCGGGACCGATTAACGGAAGTTCGAGCGCGATCACTTGGCTGCTCCTTCCAGTTGGATAGTGAGGCCGGATTCGCCGACTGTGACGGCGACCTTTTGCCCGGGCGTGAAGCCAGCTTGTTCCAGCCAGTTCCCCGACAACCGAAGGTAAGGCACCGGCGCGCCGTAAGACGTCCGATGCATGTTGCTCCATTGCCGGCGCAGCGTTGAGACGGTGAGGTTCCTTCTCATTACGCGGCCTCCGCGAGTTGGATAACGTTGACCCTGGACGTTTCCGGCTTGGCTGTAGCCGCGAGCTGTTCGCGCTCGATCTGCTCGGCGCGAGTGATGCAGGACTTGAGACTCCCACCGAGCACAACCGCCGCGAAGGCGAAGCCGGCCGGTGAACTGAATACGCGCTGAGCGGTCTCGCTCCAAGGCGCGATGGATTTACTCCGCTCGCCGAACCGATAACGGTAAGTCCCGGTTTTTTTGCAAACGTAGATGTCGCCGGCAACCCATTCTGCGAAGCCTGGGCGAAGTTCCTTAAGATGGCGCGCGGCGCGCACCAGTTGATTGATCTTGGAAAGTCCGACGCTGCGGATTCTCCTTGTTGATTTATTCTGCACTTGTTACCTTGTTTTTCTCCGGAGAGGCGTGTTAGAAGCACGTTGCTCGTTGTTGTAGTTACCTTCAGCAGCGGGCGCTCTCCGGTCTCTCTGCTGAAAGTTTTTGTTTTATGCAGAGAGTTTCTTAGGCGGCAATCCTGTCGTCGCGGGCAAAATTGCGTCAGAAAAATAAAGTCGCGCGTGGCAAGCAGAATCATAAGCTTGCGGTCTGCCGCGAGGATCATAATTCAACCTTGCTGCCAACGCGGGTCGAAACCTCGTTGAATTTGTCGCGAACAATTTGGCCTAGATCGAAACCGAGCTTTTCAGCGAGAATGTCGGCGTAAATAATTGCATCAGCGATTTCCTTCGCGATCTCAGCGCGGTCAATCGGCTTACCGAGCTTCAGCTTCTTCAGCAGGTTGCAAAGCTCGCCAACTTCTCCGGCGAGACAGCAACCCCAGTCGGTCAGCGTCCAATCGTCGCATGGATAGTCCTTGTATCGCGCGACGTTCGCTTTCCGCAGTTGGTCGAAGTTGATCTTCTGGCCACCGAAGGGACGCATATCAGTACGGGAGCTTGAGCGTGACTTTTTGCACGCCGGCGTAATCGCGCTTCCGCGTCCCGCCTTGTTTCCCAACGACGATTACTTCGTCCCCGTATTTGCGGCGGAGGATGGCGATGTCGCGCGCTTCCGTTTGTGAGTTCCGAAAAAAACTCTGACCTCCGCTACCTGTAAAGGTCTCACGCTGACAAAAGGCATAGCGTGTGTCCTTGAAGCAGATGCGATGGCGGAAGGCGTTGAGCGCGCAGATATCGTAATCATTCTTTGCAACGATTGCTTCATCGAAACGCAGCTCGTGACCGGCGATGAATCCCATCGCGCAGCCGTTGACGAACCAGGTGAAGGCGAACGGGTCGAGCCCGCTGTAGTAACGGATCGTGCTCTCGCTCGACTCCCAGCCGAAGAACTTTGCGCCCAACTCGGCAGCTAGCGCCGCCGTTTCTGTAATTATTTCATGAATTAACCCTGCCTCTATCACCTTGCGCGAAATTTTGTCGCCCCGGGAAGTAAAGCACCGACAGAGGTATTCGAGATCGTCGTCGAGGAAAATGATGCCATCGCTGTCGGCGAGGTGATCCAGCATCCAGTTGAGTTTGGGGGTCAGCCCGCGGATTTCGTCGGGGTGTGTCCTAACGTTAGGACATCCCGCGGCCTGGTATTCGGTCGCCTGGGATTCTGGAACGCAGACGATGGCGCTAGGCGCGAGCCGGTGCGTCGTGATCGTCGCGGCGCGCCGGTGAGATGGAATGCAGATTTTCACGGAGGCTTTCTAGGAAGCGCTGGAATGGAACGACGCGGCCTTCGCCGATGGTGGCGTTCTTGAAGCTGCGCTCAGTGCGGACGCCAGCCAGGTTTTTGAGAAACTGCCAGTCAGTCTCGTTGTCGACGACGATCAGGACGTAGTCGTGGCGCTCGTTGAGCTGCGCGGTGATGGGATACTCGGGGGGCGGCGCGAGCTCTTTCAGGAGGTCGGCTATCTCGGTCGCGCTGTAGCCGGTGATCGCGAACTGGGGAAGCTTTTGCAACGCCTCCTTCAGCAGATCGGGATCGGTCGTGGAGAGGTCGCCCAGGCGGTTGTCAGCCAGGAGGTCGGCGAGCTCCTCCTCGGCGGAGGCGTAATCCTGGAATTCGACGGGAATGGCGGCAGCGCCGATTAACCGCGCGGCCAGGATTGCACCGTGCCCGCGAACAACAAGGCCGCTGAGTTTCGAGACGGTAACGCTGTCACGCCAGCCGTGGGCGCGGATCGCGGCGGCGTAGAGCTCCAGCTGGCGGCCTGGGTGCTTGTTTGGGTTCGCTGGATTCAGCCTCAGATCCCCGATCGGGACCATCTCGTGGAAGGCGCAGTGAACCGGAATCGTCGACGAAGTGCTCTCCACCTATAAGAAACAATGTCAAAAGGGACAGAAACATTTTCAATGGGCCGCATGAAAGTGACTAAAGATACATTTAAACTGTTAGGTGAGGGTGGATTGTGAAAGAGATTCCTTGCCGGGGGTGGGTAAGGGACACGTAAAGGGCGTGGCGTCCTAATTCGGAGCGTGTTGGAGGAAGGTGTTGGTATTTCTGAGACAACCTCTGCCTACGTCTGCTTACCTATTTAAAGCGAGGCATCTCTGCAGTCTGCTTAATCCGTTTTATATGCATAGGTGAGCATAGGTCATGAACATTCGTCTTGAAAAATAACAGCCGAACGCACGCCGGGCGGGCGGGTCTCGAAGTCCGACAACGGCGAACGGAGGGGGGAAGAATAGCGGCGCGCTGATGCGCGCAATAAATAAGGGAAGTCGCGGCTTAGGCCGCTGGAAGCTGATCGTCAGCGTCGAGAATCTGAATCTCGTAACGCTTCTGCCTGTTCTCGCCATGCGCGCCGAACTGCACCCGCCGCCCATCCGCCAGCGTGAACCTGGTCCCGCCGTATTGATTCGTGAACAGCTTGCCAAAGAAGCTCTTCTTTCCCTGCGTTAGCTCGAACTGCTCCTCCTCGACTTCGATCTGTCCCTCTTTGCCATCTATTTCAGGCATGCCATCAGGGCGTTTTACCTTTCGCTTGACCATCTTGCCTTCGAGATGCCACTCGAAAGCATTGAGCGAGCGACAAACCTCGATGATATCACGGAACTCATACTCGGCCCGCTTTGTCACACCCTCTGCCAGGCGAGCGACAATGGCACTCATGTCGGCGAAATCTGGATCCACTTCTGCTGCCGCCGACTGCATCGGATTGCCAAAACCGGCGTATTCCACGATACCACCGAAAATTCCCGAGAACGTCTCGAACCCACGATACACCGATGACGGCGCGGGCCGCCCGGCTTTGTCCCAAGCCTGGAGAAGCGCCCAGCTCGCGGCCAACAGATCTGCCCTCACTTCATTCCGCGAGAGATAGACCGCATCGATCGGCCGTTTAATCGCGCGGCTTTGCGCATCCGCTTCCGCCACGTACAGGTCACACAGTAAAAAACGACCCGTCAAATCCGTCGAAAGATCGATGTTGTTGCCCGCTATGAAGACAATCGACGACTGCGGCACCGCGAACTTCTTCTGCGAATTCATCAGCCGCCCGCTCCAGATCGACGCAGTAATGAATGCGTTCAACGTCGGATTCCGAAGCCTGTTGCCGACCTCATCGAGCACGATGTAAGGCGAACCATTCAGCGCCTCAGTATCGAGAATTTTCCGGAATTCTTCCTTCGAATCCGAGATCGCCTGGATATGGACGAACGGCCCACACGGCCCCACGATCGCCGTCTGCAAAAGCAAGCCTTTCCCGGCGCGCGATTGATTCGCGCGATATGCAAAGTTCAGCGGCTTCCCTCCCACCGGCAGCAGCGCCGCGCCGTAGATCGACTGCATCGCGCAGATATGCACCGCCTTCGATCGCTCGTTGAGGAACGGCCATTCATTTAGAAAATCGTTCAGGAACAACTTCGCGCGCTCGAGGTCCCAGTCAGTGGGATATTCGAGGCAATCCTTCATCGTCAGGATGCCCGACTCCGTATCGTAACCTTTTGCCAACAATTCGATCCGACCATCGGCCCGCATCACCGGCAATTGAACGAAATTCACCCGCTGCAGTTTGCGTAGCGGGTAGCGAAACGAATCCGATGCGAGACACCCCCGCGCCTCATCCACGCTCATCGTTTCCGGAATGATCGAGACACCGGTTTTTCTCGTGTATTGCTCTTCAAAACAGACCGCCTGGCGATCCACGTAGGTTCGGAGCCTCTGCGCATCCATGTCCTCGATCCGCCCAGACTCCGGATCGATCGTCACCGGCGTTGTTTCCCTGCGATAAAGACCGTTCGCGCCAATCACATGACCCACTTCACGGGCGAACGCTTCCAGCAATCGCCCGCCGCCTCGCGGCAATTTTATTTGCGGCAAATCGGGCCGGGAAGCCTCATTCTCCAGCCCTGGTAATGCCGGTGCGCCGCCGTCCACTGCGATGCCTTTTTCGCGCGCGATTCTGTTCAGGGCGTCGCTTTGTTCGCTCATGCTTTTACTGTCTGCGCGCGCGATAGACGCTGGAGTGCCTGCCGGCATTCGTCGCTCACCGGCGCGTAGTAATGCAAAGCGCGTGTCAATGCCGCGCCATTCGTCTCATCCGAGTCCGAGATACCTAACGAGGCCCATTTCAGCCACGGCGCGAGTACTTCCCGTCGCGGTGCGAGCTCAGTGATCGGTCGCATAGGTGGGTCCGGATTTACATACAGAAGCTTCTGGAGCGATCGATGGCGCCAGCAACCTGGCAACCTGGTGAGCCTCACCGCCGTCATAGCGCCCGGATCGGCCCCGAGCACTACCAGCGCTCGTTTCATCGATTCCCGTTCAGTGTCCCACTCGCCCTTCGTGCGCGCGTCGATCCTAACCAATGCATGCACGCTACGGCCACCGCTCGAATAAATCGCCGCGATCCGGAGCGGAAACTGGACGATTGCCCCCAGCCACGTCTTCAGATTCGCCTTGTCACTCTCGATCACGAAATAACGCCACGACGTCACCGCTTCCTCGCTGCGCCGGCTCATCGTGCCCTGGCGCGGGTTTGGGTGGTACTCACCATCTACAGGCTGCGCGAGAAACCAGACGCCATGCGGTCCGCGTTGCGGAATGGGATCATCCGGCCACACAGCGTCGCCTTGCGATTTGTTGTCCGTAAAAATCAGAACCTTTTCGGACTTATGCGCAGCGCCGTCGAAAGTGAAAAGGCTCGCCTTCGGCCGTCGATATAGCAGCTCAAGGAACCGGCCGGGAGCCACCGTGCACGGATCCTCTACTGATCGCGCAGCAAGCCAGATCAAATCCACCTTGCCCGCCCAGTCACCCGCGAATCGCGTCAACGCTTCGTTCTCGAACTGCGGTTTTGCTGGTGCAGTGATGCCGTGCATCTCGCGATAATCCGGCCCTGGAACGAACTCCATCCCTTTCGCCAGATAACCGCGGCCCCGATCATTGCTGAAAGCCTTCTCCGCGCCGGCAAGTTTGTGCTCCAGCTCTTTCGTGCTCCAGGGCGGTTCGCAACGCGTGTTGTATTCCTCGAGTATCGGCATCGCCTGCGATGGGCTCAGGCCAAATCCTTGCACGAGGACGCACGCAACGTGGAACGTCGCGCCATGGCCATTTGATCCCGAAACAGCCGCCGGCATCTTCGACACGTAGAGCCGCGCCCGCTCGAAGAGTGATAGCGCCATAGAGACTAGACCTCGCTATGGCTGGCGATAACTGCCGGCGTTTCTCGCCGTTTCCGGCGCTGGCGCCTTTAATCGAAGGACCGCACCGCCGCCGAGGAACGGCTCAATGTAAACCCGGTGCGGCGGGATCTGGTTGATGATCCACTGGGCGCAGCCCATCGCGCCCTTCCCTCCATCGTAACGCAT